TAAATGAAAATACTTTTAAAGAAGGAGAATCTATAGTTTTTTCTGAATCAAATTTACAAGCAGTAATTGTTACAATAGATTCTTCCAGCTCTAACATTTCTTCCAATTTTAAATTTGATAATGGACAAAAAGGATCTTTTTATGGATATGGAACTATAAATCGTACAGCATCATCAATAGAACCTTCAAAAAGAATAAAAATATATTATTCAAGTGCATATTATCAAAATGAAGATGATGGAGATATCACGACCATATCATCATATTCTGGATTTGATTATAAAAAAGATATTCAAATTAGCAATTCAATAAGAAATTCAGATATTATTGATATTAGACCAAGAGTTTCAAATTATTCTGTTTCAGAAAATTCAAGATCACCTCTAGAATTTTATGGTAGAAGTTTTAATGCTTCTGGAAATTCTGCCGCTAATATTTTGGCGTCTGATGAAGAAATTATTGCAACATTCTCATATTATCTTGGAAGAATTGATAGGATCTATATTAGAAAAGATGGTACATTCCAAGTTAAATATGGAGTTCCTTCAGAAAAACCAGAAAAACCAATATCAGTAGATGATGCATTAGAAATAGCTAAAGTTATTTTACCACCTTATCTTTTTGATATATCTCAAGCATCACTTGAATTTCTTGATCACAAAAGATATAGAATGTCTGATATTAAACAACTTGAAAATAGAATTAAAAGTTTAGAATATTATACTTCATTATCTTTATTAGAATCAAATACTGCAAATCTATTTGTTGCAGATTCTAGTGGGTTAGATAGATTTAAATCTGGATTTTTTGTTGATAATTTTAGTTCTTTAACTTCCCAAGAAAATGGAATTCCTTTTGAAAACAGCATTGATTTTAAAAACAATGAATTAAGACCAAAACATTATACGACAGCAGTTGACTTGATTCAAGGTCCCGTTGAAGGAGTATCATCACAGGAAGATCTTTTATTCCAAATTCCGCAAGGAAATAATATTAGAAAAACTGGAGATCTAATAACACTAGATTATTCTGAAGTTGAATGGATAAAACAATCTTTATCTACAAGAACAGAAAATGTAACACCATTTGTAATTAGTTTCTGGCAAGGGACTATTGAATTGATGCCTTCCTCCGATACTTGGGTAGATACAGTTAGACTTGATGCAAAAATAATTAATACTGAAGGAAATTACTCTCAAGTAATGGCTCTTGCATCACAGCAATTTGGAGTAGATCCCCAAACTGGATATGCACCTACTGTTTGGGGGGCATGGGAAACAAATTGGACAGGAAAGGAAGTCATAGAAACTGTTAAAATAAGTAGCGATACTTCATATAAACACGGATATTATGGGTATTATGGATACTGGTGGAGGGGATATCCATATGGTTACTATGGTTACTATGGGTATTGGGGATACTATGGATATTATGGAAGATATTGGGGATATTATGGCGCTGTTACCACAGTAACTCAAGATACTTATAGAGAAACTAAAGAAACAGGAGTACAATCTAGAACTGGAACAACCACATATGTTACAGAACAGATTGATACAACATCAATAGGGGATAAAGTTGTAAGTAGAAATTTAATACAATATTTAAGATCAAGAAACATCCAATTTGTAGCTAAAAATGTTAAACCATTAACACAAGTTTATTGTTTCTTTGATGGCATTGACGTAACAAAATATTGTACTCCAAAACTTTTAGAAATTCAAATGATTTCTGGAGTGTTTGAAATTGGAGAAACAGTAATAGGATCTATTACAAAAACTGGACTGGATGAGACAACTTTAAATGAAAGTAGTCCCCAAATTACTTTTAGAGTTGCCCAACCGAATCATAAAGAAGGTCCATATAATATCCCAACTTCAACTTATACAGTAAGTCCATACACAAATCAAACAATTCCAGCAATTTATTCTTCCACAAGTAATGTATTAAATATTGATACATTTTCTCTTTGTGCTCAATATCAAGGAGAGTATAGTGGATGGGTACAACAAAATATGACTTTAGTTGGAAAAACTAGTGGCGCCCAAGCAACTATCACAAATGTAAGATTAGTTTCAGATGTATATACATCTTTGATAGGAAGTTTTTACATACCAAATCCAAATGTAACTACTAATCCAAGATTTGAAAATGGTTCTAAAACATTTACTATAATAAACAATGAAATAAATGATAAAAATCTTGCATCTACTGTTGCAGAAGAAACTTTTATTTCTAGTGGAACTATAGAAACTGTACAAGAAAATATTATTTCAACTAGAAATGCAACTATTGTACAAAAACAAGAGGTACAAAGTGAAGAAGTATCAAGAACAACAGGGCCTCAATTAGTTAGCACTGAAGTAGTAGCAAAAACAACAAATTGGTATGGTTGTCCTTGGTGGGATCCTCTTGCACAATCATTCTTAGTTCAAGAAGAAAGTGGAGTTTTTGTTACTAGGTGCGATTTGTTCTTCAAATCTAAAGATGATTCAGATATTCCTGCGTTGATTCAAATTAGAACTATGCAAGGAGGATATCCAACTCAAACAGTATTACCATTTTCTGAAGTAATTCTTAATCCAGAAAATATTAATACTTCAAATGATGGGTCTGTTGCAACATCTATTGCTTTCAAATCTCCAGTTTACTTAGAAGGTGGTAAAGAATATGCATTAGTTGTTGGTTCAAATTCCAATAAATACAATGTGTTTATTTCTAGAGTTGGAGAAGTTGACATATTAACCCAATCATATATCTCAAACCAACCATATCTTGGATCTTTATTTAAATCACAAAATGCTTCAACTTGGGAAGCAAGTCAATGGGAAGATTTGAAATTTACTCTTTATAGAGCAAACTTCTTAAATTCTGGAAATGTTGAATTTTATAGTCCAGAACTATCTACAGGAAATTCTCAAATTCCAACACTACTTCCAAATTCTATCATAACAAATTCAAGAGTAGTTAGAATAGGATTATCCACATCATTAGCAGATTCTGGACTAACTTTAGGCAATACAGTTATTCAAGAAGGAACTTTTGCATCTGGAAATTATGTAGGAAATGCAGGAATTGCTACAGGATCTTTGCAGATTATTAATGCTGGAATAGGTTATACTCCATCTTCAGGAATTTTGACGTATTTTAATGTTGCATTGGAGTCAATAACAGGCAATGGAAGAAATGCGACAGCTAATATTACTATTTCCAATGGTGTTGCTATAGCGGCTACTATTTCGAATTCAGGAAATGGTTATTCTGTTGGAGATGTTTTGGGTATAACTACGATTGGTGCTAATTCCGTTGGAAGAAATGCAAGATTTTCTTTAGTTTCAATTGCAAGTACTAATGAACTTATTTTAGATAATGTTCAAGGAGAATTTTCTGTAGCAGGCGTTGCAGTAACGGTTCAATACATTAATAATTCAGGAATAACAAGTGCATTGAATTTTTCTTCTGGAGGTAATGTACAAATATCAGAAATTAATGTTGATTCTGATGGTCTTCATATTTTGGTAAATCATAAAAATCACGGAATGTATTTTGATAAAAATAGAGTTACGATATCTGGAGTGGAATCTGATGTACCACCAACAAAATTATCTTCAACATATGCATTTGATTCAACATCATCTATCCCAGTTGATGATACAAGCAATTTTAGCACCTTCGAAAATGTTGAAGTTAGTGCATTAAATCCTGGATATGTCTTAATTGGTAATGAGTTATTCCAATATGAATCTTTTACTGCTTCGTCTCTTGATAACATAACTAGACTTGGATATATAGATCCTACATCTTTTGTTACATTATCTCAACCATCAATAACATATAATGCTGGGTATTTAGTTTACAAATATGAATTGAGTGGGGTTTCACTGAAAAGAATCAATACTACTCATAATTTAGAAGATGTTACTGTAAATGATCCAATAACTTTTGATTCTTATCATATAAAACTCAAAATGGATCAAAATGGAACAGATAGAAGTTTTGAAAATTATTTTGCTAAATTATATTTAAATAAAACAAAATCTACAGGAGGATTTAATATAAAAGCAACTCAAAATATTCCTTTTGAAGTTATTACTCCATCCATACAAAACATTACCGTACAGGGGACATCTCTTAGTGCAGAGTTGAGAACAATTACTGGTTCAAGTATTAGCGGCAATGAAGTTCCATTCGTAGACAAAGGATTTGAACCGGTAACTATTAATACCACTAATTATCTTAATAGTCCTAGACTAATAGCATCTAGAGTAAATGAGAATTTAAATCTTGGATTTTTACCTGGTAAAAAATCTTTAAATTTAAGGTTATTGCTAGAATCCGTAGATCCTAGAGTAAGTCCAGTTATAGATACGCAAAGAATTAGTGCAATCTTAACTTCTAATAGAGTTAATAGTGTTATACAAAACTACGCTACTGATAATAGGGTAAATACATTAGGAACAGATCCAACTGCTTTCCAATACATAAGTAAAGAAATTACTTTAGAAAATCCAGCAACTTCTATTAAAATATTGGTAGATGCTTATATTAATAATTATTGTGATATAAGAGCCTTCTATGCTATTGGGGAATCTCAAAACTTTATTCCAGTATTTACTGCTTTCCCGGGATATAAAAATCTAGATTCCAGAAAACAAATTATTAATTTTGAAGAAAGTGACGGATTATCTGATGTTTTTGTTCAACCAAGTGGTTCATTTGGATTTGATTCCGGTAGTATTGATTTTAGAGAATATAGTTTTACTGCAGACCAACTACCATCATTTAGATCTTATAGAATTAAATTGGTATTAACATCAACTAATCAAGTTTATGTTCCTAGAGTTAAAAATTTAAGAGTAATAGCACTTGCTTAAAACATTATGGAATATTTAAGAGTAGAAGGTCATAACGAATTATTAAGGGATCCAATTACAAATTCAATAGTAAACACAAATATGTCTGAATATCAACAATATATTGCTAGACGCAATGTTAAAAATGAAGAGAATCAAAAAGTACAAACTATTGAAGAAGATGTTGCTAGTATGAAAGAGGATTTGGACGAAATTAAATTTTTACTTAGGAGTTTGATAAATGGATCCTGATAAAATAGAACTTGAAAATTTAAGCAAAAGTTTTGAATATTTTAAAGTTGCTTCTGAAATTGATAATATAACTGATATAGAAGATGTTAAAAATGTGGCAAAATGTTATTATAAATTGTATTTGAAACAACAAGAAGTTGTTTCAAACTTAATGTCTTCTAGTCTATAAATACTTAAAAGAGTAAAAATAAATGGCGCAACCATCTACTAGACAAGAACTAATAGATTATTGTAAACGAAAACTGGGTGCGCCAGTTTTGGAAATTAACGTTGCCGATGAGCAAATAGAAGATTTGGTTGATGATGCTGTCCAATTCTTTCAAGAAAGGCATTTTGATGGGGTATATCCTACATTTTATAAGTATAAAGTAACACAAGAAGATATTGATAGAGGTAGAGCAAAAGGAATAAATCAAAATAGTAACGTTGGGGTAGTGACTACTACCGTAAATACAAATATAGTTGGAACTGCAGTAACTTTTTCTTATTTTGAAAATAGTAACTATTTACAAGTTCCGCCAAATGTTATCGGAGTAAATAAAATTTTTACTTTCGATAGCGCAAACACAATTACTCATAATATGTTTAGTGTGAAATATCAATTATTTTTAAATGATATTTACTATTGGGGAACTACTGAACTTTTAAGTTATGCAATGGTAAAAACATACTTAGAAGATTTGGATTTTCTTTTAAATACTCAAAAACAAATTAGATTTAATAAAAGGCAAGATAGACTATATCTTGATATTGATTGGGGTTCAGTAACCAAAGATTATTATTTTATAATTGATTGTTATTCAACTTTAGATCCTAATGATTATTCAAGAGTTTGGAATGATTCTTTTATAAAACCATATTTAACATCCCTAATTAAAAAACAATGGGGACAGAATATGATGAAATTTACTGGTGTTAAACTTCCAGGTGGTGTTGAATTGAATGGAAGACAAATGTATGATGATGCTCAAAGAGAAATAGATGTTTTAATGGAAAAAATGTCTAGTACTTATGAACTTCCTCCTCTGGATATGATAGGTTAATCTATGCTTAACCCATTTTTTTTACAAGGATCAAAAACAGAACAAAGTCTAGTGCAAGACTTAATAAATGAACACCTCCGAATGTATGGGGTTGAAGTTTATTATCTTCCAAGAAAATATATCACAGAAAAAAAAGTAATAAAGGAAGTTATAGAGTCTGTTTTTGATAATGCATATCCAATAGAAGCATATGTGAATACTTATGAAGGTTATAATGATAACCCAACCATACTATCAAAGTTTGGTATTCAAGCACTTAATGAAATAACTGTAACCATTTCAAGAGAAAGATTTAAAACATATATATCACCTCTCATACAAAATCAACCAAATATTAAATTATCATCAAGACCAAAAGAAGGTGATATTGTATATTTTCCCTTAGGTGATCGTTTATTTGAAATAAAATACGTAGAGCACGAAAAACCTTTTTATCAACTTCAAGGTCTTTACACATATGAATTGAGGTGTGAACTCTTTAGATATGAAGATGAAGTTATTGATACTGGTGTAAATGATATTGATGATAATATTGGCGGGACTGGTGATGGAACTGTTCCTATAGGAAATATACAAAAACTTACTATGATTGGAGTTGGAGTTACTGCAACTGCAACTCTAGGAATTGTAAATGGCGGTGTTAGATTTATTACTGTTACAAATCGTGGAGGTGGATACACAAGTGTTCCAAAAGTGGGTATTTCTTCTGCACCCTCTGGAGGAAAAACTGCTTCCGCAATTGCAACAATGATTGGGGGAATTGTCGTTTGTACTGATAACACAAACCCACAAGCAAAATCTGTTCAAAGCGTCGAAATCATAAATGCTGGGTATGGATACACTGTTGCTCCAGGAGTGAGATTTATAGGTGGGGGAGGAAAAGGCGCTACTGCAACAGCAACAATTGGTAACGGAATTGTTGGTATAATTACTGTTACAAATTCTGGAAGTGGTTATGTCAATTCGCCCCAAATTACCTTTACTGGAATTTCATCCGTTTCTGCTGCAGCAACTGCAGTAGTATCTGCAGCGGGATCAATTACTGAAATAAGAATTACAAATGCAGGTCTTGGTTACACTCAAGCGCCTACAATTACTATTGGTAACCCATCACTTATATCAACTGGAAGTTTTAAATTTAACGAAATTGTAACTGGAACAGAAAGTGGAGTTACTGCAAGAGTAAGGTCTTGGAATTCTGTTACAAATATTCTTGAAGTTTCTCAAGTAACTGGTGAATTTATCCCTGGAGAAAATATAGTAGGAAGCGCATCTAGCGCATCACATTATTTAAGAAAAATTGATACTTTTGCAGTTAAAGATGGATTTACTGGAAACGATGAAATAGAGGAAGAGGCAAATAAAATTATAGATTTTAGCGAAAATAATCCTTTTGGTATGCCTTAAAGCATAAATAGAATTTATTATGATTAAATCATCATATAAGGGATAGTAAAAATGTTTGAATATTTTTATCACGAAATTTTAAGAAGAACTGTAATTGCCTTTGGATCATTATTTAATGAAATAGAAATTAAACATAAAAATAATGATGGTACTGTTAAAAGTGTAATTAAAGTTCCTTTGGCATATGGCCCAACTCAAAAATTTCTTGCGAGATTAGAGCAATCTCCAGATTTAAATAAACCAGTTCAAATTACATTACCAAGAATGTCATTTGAATTTACTGGGTTGACGTATGACTCAACAAGAAAAGCAACAACTACTCAAACATTTACTGCAAAATCTGTTGAAGATGGGACAGAAACAAAAAAAACTTATCTTCCAGTTCCATATAATATGCAATTTGAACTTAGCATTATGTCTAAGTTAAACGACGATGCTCTTCAAATTATAGAACAAATTTTACCTTATTTTCAACCAGCATACACAATGACAGTTGAATTGGTTGATATTATTAATGAAAAAAGAGATGTTCCGATAGTTCTTGAAAATATTACTATGCAGGATGATTATGAAGGTAATTTTACTACTAGAAGAGTTTTAATTTATACTTTAAGATTTACTGCAAAAACATATCTGTTTGGACCAACTTCTTCCGCAACCAAGGATATTATCAAAAAAACTACGGTCAGTTACATTGCTGGAGATACCACAAATACTCCAACAAGAGAGGTTGTTTACTCCGCACAACCAAGAGCAATTCAAAATTATACGGGTACTATTGTAACCAACTTATCTAAAGATATTACTACGGAAGATACTTTAATTACAGTCAATAATGCTTCTTCCATTTTACCCAATACTTACTTGGATATTGAAGGAGAAGAAGTTTATGTAAAACTTGTATCTGGTAATGTTCTAACTGTTGATAGAGGAAGAGATGGAACAACAATTACTTCTCACCTCGCAGGATCAGAAGTTAAATCAATCACTGCTGCAGATAATTTACTAATTGAAGATGGCGATGATTTTGGATTTAGTGGTTCTAACTTTTGATGTATTATGAAAATGACAAAAAAATTTGACGATTTAAATGAGGCATTTAATGTTACTGCAGACATAGTTCCCGCAGTTAATACAGATTCTTCTATAGAAAAAATAGAAAAAATAGCATCAACAGTTGATGACATTAAGAAAGATTATGATTACACGAGAGGTAATCTTTATTCTTTAATTGAAAAAGGACAAGAAGCAATTAATGGAATTCTTGAATTGGCGCAAGAAAGTGAAATGCCCCGTGCATATGAAGTTGCTGGACAACTTATTAAAAGTGTAGCAGATGCAACTGATAAATTGATGGATCTTCAAAAGAAATTAAAAGATATTGAGGAAGATAAACAAAAAGGTCCTACTACTGTCAATAATGCCTTGTTTGTTGGTTCCACTGCAGAGTTAGCAAAATTACTAAAACAACAAACTCAAAATGAAGACATTTAAACAGTTTCAAGAAGACTGGAGTAATAAATATAAAAAGAGTATTGATTGCTCAAATCCAAAAGGATTTTCTCAACGTGCTCATTGTGCTGGGAGAAGAAAAAGAGCAAAAGGTGAACAGACTAAATCAAAACCTATTGAATAATGCCTAAAATCAAGTCGCATAAAACAGTTGAGCAAATTGCAAAGAAGCATCGTCTTGATGTTTCTTTTATACAAAAGCAACTTGATATGGGAGAACCTATTGAACACGAACATACAAAAGATCATGAACTTGCTAGAGATATTGCTCTTCAACATCTAGATGAAATTCCAGATTATTATACTCGTTTGAAAAAAATGGAAGCGGATGCCAAAAAGCATCATAAAAAGTTTAAAGATGTAAAAGAGCAATCTACGAGTGATGGTTCTCTTAATTATGAATGGGATTATCCCGTTAATCCCGAAAAAATGAGATACTGTCCAAAATGCAAAAAAGATGAGACTAGAGAAGATTGTCAATATGGAACAAAATATTGGGATTTGTTTTCTTTACCATCAAAATTGAAAGAAGAAACTAGAAAAAGGGGAAATCTTCATAAATGGTTTCAAGATTCAGAATCAACAGATAAAACGCCAGGTTGGGTTGAAGTAATCTCTGGAGAACCTTGTGCCCGTGAAGAAGGTGAAGAAGATGAAACTCCTAAGTGCGTTTCTTCGGATAAAAGAAAAAGTATGACCAAATCTGAAAGAATATCAGCACAACGAAGAAAAAGTGCAGCAGATCCAAATCAACCAGAAAAATCTGGTGCAGCTAAACCAACATATGTTCCCACAGATTCACCCAAAAAGAAAATGAAAGAAGAAATGGACTTGCAAGAAGTAAAAGATAAACCAGGAAAGGGTAGTGGTAAAAAAGATGCTTGTTATCATAAAGTAAAGTCTCGTTATAGCGTTTGGCCCAGTGCATATGCTTCAGGAGCACTTGTAAAGTGTCGTAGAGTTGGTGCTGCAAACTGGGGCACTAAATCAGAAGCAACTATGCATGAAGAAGAAAGATATTGTCCTTTATGTAATAAAAGAGAAACAAGATCCGAATGCTCTTATGGAGAAAAAGCTTGGGACAAAGTTTCGGTAAAAGACGAAGAGTATTCAATGGCTCGTTCTGAACTTTCTACAATAGAAGACGCAGTAAAGAGACTTAAAGCAAAAGTTGGAAAGGGAGAGGGTTCTTTAGAAGCGTGGGTTCAATCAAAAATTACCAAAGCAGCGGATTATATTGATACTGCAGCAGATTATATTACAAGTGGTGAAATGGCAACTGAAAATGTTGAGCGTGGTCCCATTTTACCATTTAAAGAAAAGGGTAAAAGAGTTTTTTCTAAAGATGAACAACCAAAAAGAACGGGAGCAAAACTTCCTAAAATTAACAAAGAAGAAACTTTAGTTGATAAAATTACAAATGAAATATTAGATGAAAAGTGCTGGACTGGTTATAAAAGAAAAAAAGGAACACCAGAATTTGCAAAAGGTTCTTGTGTAAAGAAAGAAGA